GCACCGCAATGCCAGAGGTCGCATTCGTGGCGCGGCCCAACAGCTCGTCAGTGACCCCGCTCTGCTGCTGGATCATCTGGATAGAACGGGACATGAGTTCGAGGTGCCACTGCGACAGGTCGCGGTCGGCGTTGATCGTGATCTCCTTGCCCGTCTTCTTCACGATGACCGCGTTCGGCTTCGCGACCTCCTCAATGAACTCGTCAATGTCCTCCACCGCGCCGTCGTCCATGATGACCTTGTTGGACGACAGGATCGCCAGCGCCTTCGACGCGCGCTTGTTGATGTCCTCCTGGATATCCCGAAGCCGGCGGATCATGCCGTAGGGCATTCCGTCCCGGCCCCGGCGATAGGCCCAGATCGGCGTGAATGGGAACCGGTTGTGGCGGTAGGGCGTGGGCGAAAACCACAGCATGCCCGCGGTCGTGAAGAGCGCCACATGCATGAGCATGGTCGGCTTCTGTACGAGTTTCGCCGCCCCGGTGTTCACCTGCTCCACATGGCCGGGCGACGACGGGTCGAATAGGTCGCCAGAGAACGCCCCACCCTTGAGGCGCGAGGCCATCACAGGGCGACGAATCCACCCCTCAATGATGCGGACCCTCTGGCGGCGGTTGAGCCCATAGGAAGAAGGCCGCAAGCCGCCCGCCGTTTCGTGGGCGAACTCGGCAGAATCCATCGCCTCGTCGCCATACTCGCCCACCATGAACGTGGCGTCGCCATCGGACACGGCCTTTTCCAAGACCGCGCTGCGCTTCGGGAACAGCGCGAGCGCGATATCAAGGTCCACCCACTTCGATCGGAACAGATAGCGCCCGTCCGCAAGGTCCATCTCGGTCGACGCGGTATCCCAGATGATGTTCCGCCAGCTTTCATAGCGGGAGGCGATCGGCTCTTCGTCGTCTTCGTCCTGAATGCCGTCTTCCAGCCACCCGATGCCCACCTTGACCGCGTCCTCGAAGGCGCGCGACTTGTGGAACGGGGTCCGGTTCACGTCGGACAGGTACTTCAACAGCGCGGTCTTCTTCTCCGCCGGCTGCCCGTCTTCCTTGCGGCGGGGCAGAACCTTGAAGTCGCTCCTGCCGCGCTTCTCGGTTCCAAGCACCCAATCGACCGTCGACGCGATGACGTTGTAGACGATCGGCGACTGCCCGCGCTCCTTGAGCACCTGGGCATCCTGATCGCGCCACTGGATCGAGTCGTAGAAATCCTCATCGATCGCCTGTTCAAGGCGGTTTTCGTTCTGGCGATCCAGCTCGCGGGCGTAGAAGTCGAGAAGCGTCCCGTGCAGCGCAACGATGTCCTCGCGGTCCAGGTCGTTCGGCGCAGCCGCGCCGGCAACGGCCGGGACAGAAGGGACAGGGCTTTCCTTGCGCTTGGCGGAAACCTCAAACACGGGCCGTGATCTCCCGCTCGGTCACGCGGCCCCGCTCATCGGTGATCGTCGCCTCTCCCACTACCACGCGCTCATCGGGCATGGGGGCGATGCCGAGAAGGTCGCCGATGTGGTCGCGGATGATCGACGCCACGCGGAACACATTCGTTGCGTTGTGCTGGTTCAGGCCGAGGGCCGCAGCGAAGTCGTAAGCCGTGCGCGCCGCCTCGGCGCCGTCGCCGATCGCCTCCGACCATACCCACGCGTTCTTCTGGAGCACCAGGCACGGCGTGAAGCGGTCATGCCTCTGAGCGCTCGCAGGCTTGAGCACCATGCAGGCCAGAGGCCCGTCACGGTGCATCAGCCACGTGCCGATAACCTCGATGTCGCCGTGCACCTGCTTCCAGGCGTAGCGCGTGAGGTCGAGGACATGATCCATCAGATGGTCCGCCAGTTGTTGCGCCGCGCGTTCGACTTCCGAGTCCCGCCCTGCGCCGGCCGATAGCCCTGCGCGTGCTGGCGGATCGCGTCCGCAGCGTGGCTGTGCCCGTCGTGGCGCGGCCGTTCCGACCACACCCCGAGACGGTCGTTCCATTCCTTGCGATAGAGGCCGAGGTGCTTCAGTCCTTCGGCGCACCGGTCCTCATCGAACCGGTAGCCGCTGAACGCATCGCGAAGCTGCTGAATGCCGATCACGACATCAGCGATGCGCGGCACAATCTCAATGTCCTTGAGGCCGAGACTTTCCAGCATATCTACCGGCGTCTTCAGCACCTCGGCGTCCTGGTGGCGCTTGTTGCCGTCGTGCGGCAAGTAGTGCTTTCCCCAGACATAGTCTTTGGCCTGCATCGCCTTCACGTAGTAGGCGAATGGCTCCCCAGATCCTTCGATATAATCGATCCAGTGATCCCACGACCCGATGCGTTGGTGACACCAGATGGTCATGCTATCGTCGGTGCCGATATCCCAGAACGTGTTCACCGGGACGCGGGGATCGTAGGCAACCTTCGTGATCCGCCCATCCCGGCGCGCTGCCGCCAACTGCTCGGCGAGATAGACGCCCTCGGTGGATGCCTCGAAAGGCTCGTCAGCGTCGGACGGAAACTCCTGGCGCATCATCTGCTCGTCATTGGCGAACAGCGTCTCGCGCGTCTTCACATACCAGGCGCGCTTGCGCGGCCCGATGCTGGCTCCCGCCTTCCCTTCCAGGCGCTCGAAATAAAGCGCGTCCTTCGGCGTGAGGTACACGCCCTCAGGATCTACCTCGTATTCCGCCGCATCCCACCACGAGGCGAAGTGGAAGCGGTAATCCAGCTTCGACAGGGCCTTTCTGGCGTCCGCCAGCGCCCGCGCCGTCGTCACCATGTCGTAGAAGTGGCCCTCGCGCCCTTCCGCGGTGCTCTCGATGCAGACGATGCCGTTCTGCTCCACAGCCGGGAGCGAACCCGTCAGCACCTCCCTTGCCTTCTCAGGGTACTTGGCGCAGATTTTCCCGAATTCGGACACGTGCAGGAATTGCAGTGTCGCCGATCGAACCGAGGTCGCCACCCGAAGCGACGAGTTGTTACCCAGCATCAGCTCCGATGCGCTATCCCTCGCCAGCGGGATCATCTCCCGCACCATTGGCGGCAGGTTGTCGTAGGCGAACTTGATCTTCCGGAAGATGACCGTCGCCGCTTCCTGGTCCTGAGCGATGACCGCCGCATTCGTGTTCTCGTTGAACAAGCACGTGTCCAGCATCATCAACTGGATCAGCGTCGAGAACCCGCGCTGCCGGGCCTTGAGGATGATGTTCCGGAACCAGAGGTTCGCGACGAACTTCTCTTGCTCCTGCCACGGGACAAAGCGCACCTTCGCGCCACCCTTGTCCGTGATCCAGTACAGGTTTCGCAGGCGCCAGTCCGGGGACTTCAGCGCCTCAACCAGTTCGGCGTCGGTCATTCGTCGCGGGGGCGAAACGCCGTGCCGGAGATTTGCTTCAGGAGTGCCCCGAGCGGGTTCTCGTCGACCGGGTCGGCATCCAGATTATGCGCCTGGCGCTCCAATGGAATGAGCCGCGCCTTCACGCGTGCCAGCTTCTCGAACAGATCCCCCGCGCTCTCCGTCTTCCCGAGGCAGGGGCCTTCGACGGGGTCACCGTTCAGGTGCGCGGCAAGTCGCGTCGCCAGGATGGATCCGATTGCGCGAAGTTGCTGGAGGTCGCGCCGATGCGTTAGTTGAACTTCCTTGCCGATTTCAGCGGCGGCCTCGACCACCTCTTCGTCGGTCGCGCGTTGGCTTTGCGTACCGTCAGCGCGTACCAGCTTTTCGCGTACCGCCGTGCGGACCTTTTCAGCAAGGTTCCGCGTCCAGCTTTCCGCCTTGGCCTTCTTTCGGATTGCCCCTTCCGTCACACCGAAGCGGCGCCCGATTTCGCGAAGGGATAGCATGCCCGCGCGGAAGTCGCGCTCGATCGCGCCCCAATCGATCTTCGGCTTACCGGTCACGTCAGTCTCCGGGCGCCGAGGTTCGCGGGATAAAGCCAAAGGGCCGCTCGTCCGGCGCACGCATGATCTCGCGCCCGTCCTTGTCCAGCAGCCCCGTCTTCACCGGCTCGTGCTGCGTCTCATGGATGGTGATCGTGTCGCCGCGCGTCGGGTCATCCCACGTCATGGATGCCGGCCGGTTCGGCGCGATGAAATAGCGATGGCTCACTGCACCGTCTCCACCTCGCCGCAGAACCCCTCGGCCACGTCCGCCCCACTAGCCGCCAGCCTGCGCAGCTCGGCCTCCTGCATCCGGATCACGGCCTGCTGGCCGAGCATCGCTGCGTTGAGCCGCTCGATCACGTCCCGGTGCATGAGGATCCAGCCGCCTTCCATGACCTCTTCCGAGAACCGGTGCATCACGAACCGGGCGCGGGCGTCCTCTTCCATCCCTTGGGATTGGATCATGGCCGTGATGACCGGCTGAATGATGGATTCGCACACGTCTGCGATTTCAGTCACGCCCGCCTATCCTCTCGCCGGCATGTCCAGCGCTGTACCGTTAGCCAGGGATGCAGGTTTGCCCATTCCCGCATTGCGCCCATGCACTCTATCGGCAGCACTGCCTCGGTCGGGGTGCGCTCCTCCCGGCATTGGGCCGGGCTGGAGGCGAGGCAGACAGTGAGGACGAGGGTCAGCATCAATCCCTGCACGCATATCCCGTAGCCCAGCCGAAGCCGAACCAGATCGCAATGAAGCCGATCAGAAGGAGGAGCATGAAAATAATCCGAATTATGCCGTTTTGGCTCTGGACATGATCCGCATAATGCGTATTATAGCTCTCATAGACGACGCG